CTTATGATGTGGGGTCTTGAGTTTTTTAAGTATGAAGGCTCGGTGTTTTTACAATATGGCATCGTTCATCTGACTTTGTCGGCAATGACTCTTTATACTATAGCTCGCGGTCGCGAAGGTAATATTCGAATTTCGAAAACTTCGACCCCTCCTTTAGAAATCATGAATGTTTCGAACGACAACGTCAAGGTTTCGAAGGATGAGGCGAATGGACGTTAACTTTGAATATTTATCTACGATCGCTTCCGGGCTTGCGTTTGTTGTTGTAACGACAGCTGGTTTCTATGCTAAGTATAAGAACGACGGTTCACAAAAAGAAACCAAAGCTATTGAAGCTAAGGTTGAGAACGCCTCGAATCTAGGTGAAGCAGTTCGAGCTTTGGCAATTGAGATTGCTGAGTTGCGAGCCAACCAAGAAGAGTTGCAGCTTGAGAAGCGTGTAATGGAAAACCGCAATCAAAACCTTCGTAAGCGCTTGGTCGAAGTAGAGAAGATCATTAAGCAAAAGTATCCCGCTGCTTTGGCCACGCTTCGAGAGTACAAGCGACTCCACCCGGACAGTACTGTTCGGATCCCGGACATCATTGCTCCAGATCTCTAGGTAACAGGAGATATTTATAAGATGCTAAGGCGATTGGTTTCTCCTGGGTCGCTTCGCATCTTATACATTTAATTTAATTTTTTATCTTTTCGATGAGGAGACCACTATGAGTAAAATTGAATGGGGGAAACACGTAAACAAACACTATAGTGGCGTTTCGCATGGCGTGCTATACCCTGATGGGAAGTCTGGTGTCCCGTGGGACGGTCTTATTTCTGTAAGTAAGAGTCTTGCCGGAGACGATTCCGAGCCGATCTACGCTGACGGCGAGAAGGTTCTGGATATTCCGAAGCCACGTGAGCTCTCTGCGACCATCAAGGCGTACACATATCCTGATGAGTTTCTTCCTTTTGACGGATATGAGTCGTACAAAGACATTGCTGAGATTGGTGAGCAGACTCCGTATGATACGTTCTCATTTTCTTACCAAAGTCTCATTAACGGTGGTCCTCATTACAAAATTCATATTTTCTTCAACCTGACTGCGACTCCCGCAGAGGTTGATCACAACACGATCGGTGATGAAGTAGAACCGATTGAGTTTGCATGGGACGTTGTGGGTAAACCAGTCGAGTTACCCAAAACCGCACTCCGTCCGTCGTCTTATATGACCATCGACTCTCGAGTCTTGGACAAGAGTCCTTCGATCAAGAAGGATATTTTGTCGGCTCTGTATGGCGACGATAAAAAAGACCCGTCGATCCATCGTTTTCTAGAGGTTCTCACTGGAGAGAAGCTTTTTAGAGAAGGGTTCGTAGTTGTTGAGCAGAATGATGTCGAATGGACTCTCTGCGGACCCGATCATCTTATTTATGAGTCCGATGGCGAGTGGGTTGTTACTGACTCGAACGCCACTATTTATGAAGACGGAACTTTTCTAATCATTGATGATACCTAGGAGAAATCAATGCCTAACCAGGTCAGGGGTATGACCCCGGAGGCCATTCGAGCCTTATTTAAGCGGAGTTTTGATGCTCAAGCTGATCAATTAACTTTGAAGTTAAGCAATTACAACGACGAAGTCTCGGCTATGAAAGCCGCTATGGATGAGTCTCTGGCGGCACTCAACAAAGACGTCACTTCCTCCATCGACAAGGCTACTTCGGAAGCAAAGCGAGCCAATGACGCTATCGTTGCTTTGAATGCGTTTGACAAGGCCGTTGCTAGCCAGATCTCTGGAATGCTAGATCAATCGCAAGCGGCCATTGCGGAAGCCAACGCTCTTCTTGCGCAGATGCCCGAGTTTGAGAAGAAGTCTCAGGACGCAATTGACAAGGCGGAAGACCTTTCGAAGAGCCTGACGAACTACAAAGAGTCTCAGCAGAAGCTTCTCAATGAGCTGAACAAGAAAGCCGACAACCTTCAAGGCGAGTTGACTGCTCAAGACTCGAAGATGACTCAAGCTCAAGCAGACTGGTCGAGAGACTTCGAGGCACTAAAGAAATCTGTCAACCAATCAGTTGATGGTATTACCAAGGGGCTTTCTAAAGCCGTTGAAGATCAACTAAAGATTTCCCCGACGCTGTCCGCTTTGTCGAACAAGCTTGATACGACCAACGATTCGTTGTCGAAGCTGAATAAAGATTACGATAGTGTTAACAAAAAAGTTTCGGATATTACGGGTAAGGTTGAACCACTATCTCAGCAGGCTCAGCAAGCTGCGTCCGATGCTCAGAAGGCTATTGACGCTTTGCGCAACCCAAAGGAGATTGGTACGTCGATTCTGACGATTGACCAGGTATCTGGAAGGGAGCATTGGAGAAAGGACGCGAGTTATTCTTCCGAAAAAACGCCCGATGGTGACTCGGTTTATTATGTCAAGTCTACCGATAGCATTTCTAATGAACTCGACGCCCCTCGAGTCGTTGTTGACACAAGGATTCCGTACAAAGTTAGTTTCTGGGCGAAAGCTGATGCTCCAGGTAGCAACTTTTCAATAATTTACTTTGGAAAAGGGTATGGTACGCCCTTTGATACGGTCGAAGGAAACATCCCTACACGCGACCAATATTTGCCATACATGTTTGAGCCACCAACAAAGTGGACAAAGTATGAAGCGGTTGTTCGGTTTAAATCAGAAGTCGATACAATCCTTATGCGTTCTGTCAATTGGAACAACAACTCGACTAAAACCAACCAATACATTGGCGGTTTCAAGTTCTTCCCGCTTATTCCCGATCAAGCGACCATCGACACGCTTCAGAACAACGCGATTCTGAAGAACACCAAGATTGGTACGTCAAACACCAATGCTATTGACGCTATCAACGAAGGCATGAAGGCGCAGGCCACCCTGAACCAGAAACAGCAAGAGTGGAACGCAGTCCAGAAGATCGTCAACGACAATCAGCAAGCTTGGAATAAGACCCAGGAGACGGTTAACCAAAACCAGTCAAAATGGAACCAAGCAGTCACTGATTATCAGAAGTTGAATGATCGTCTTTGGGGTAAGCAGGGCGAAATCAACAAACTCAACCAGGCTATTGACGCTAATCAGACTGAATTGCTGGCGGTGAACACTAGGGCGATTCAGAGTTTGACGAATGGCGCCAATGTTATCCCTTACTACACCCCAACAACCACAGAAGTGGCGAATGGGTATAACGAATGGACTCGTCCTTGTTGGGCTAAGTCGTCGTTCACACGTTTGGAAGATAATGACGTCTATAAAGGTTTTGGGTACTACCACCTTGATGAAACTGAGTATCTCCCACCTGTTTTCTTCACCATCGACCCATCCATTGAATACGATTTCGAGGTTTGGCTTAGGGGTACTGAAGGTGGCATTGTATTTGTCGAAGCTCGAGACATTCAAGGTTCCTTAGTTAGGGTGCAAGGTGGGATTTACGGAGACAACAAGCCTGACGAAGTGACGACTCGATCGGGCGGATATTTGGTTGACCAAAAAACCACTCACCCGACGTGGACGAAATACAAAACTCGAATCAAGTTTTCTGGTGATTCGACTCAGATCAAAATTCATAGAATCTTTGCAAACCACCCAAAGGGAGTCCAACCCGCTACGCTTGACATCGGCGAAGACATGCGTCTTTACCCGCACATCCCTTCCCAGGACGATGTGAACAAGGCTCTTATGGATGCCGATAAGGCTCTGAAGGACCAGATCGACGCAAACACCAAGATCGATCAGGCTCAAACCCGTGCCGATGAAGGTTTCTACAAAGCTATTAAAGCTTTGAGTATGCCAGAGGAAGCTAACTCTCTTCTTGCATACATCGAGCCTTCCGATGCGGAGATCAAGGCTGCATACGAGTCAGGTAAATCTAGCTCCATTGTCTACGACCAACCTGAGTGGACATTGTTTGGATACGAGAAACCAGAGCGTCTTTCAACAAGTCTTTCAAGCAAAGAGCTTGCTGGCCAATGGACCATCGCGTCTTCAAATAATGAGGGCGCCAAAACATATCCTTCGGGGGATGCGTCCTTGATGCCTATTATCAAAGGAGTTTCGTATAAGCTTAGTTTTTGGGCAATGACGAGCACGAAGGAATCTAAACTTTATCTTCGGTTTTACAACCAAAACCGAAAAGAACCATTTTCGAATTGTGTCGGGTTTATTGATGGGAAGCAAGACCCTGGCTTGAGCAAGAAAGGAAATTCTATATTTGTGGCAGACTACCTAACACTTCGAAACAGTTACCACAAATACGAATTCAGGATAGATTTCACTCCAGACACTGACTCGGTCCGCTTAGACGGAATTGGATGGCATTTTTCCAACACAAGCGGCGTCCAACGCATTGTGGGAATGCAATTCGTCCCGGATATTCCGTCCCAGGCTGAGATTGATAAGGCTCAGAACAACGCCATTATCAACAATACCAATGCCATTGCGATCAACAACTGGTCCGACAAGATCCAGGCGATAATCGATGAGAATCAGCAGAAGCAGATTGAGTATCTCCAAGACTTTCAAAAGGTCGCCGTCGACAGTCAAACCATGACTATGCCTCGTTATATGCGAATCCATCTTAAAGAGCAATGGTCGAGCGAGACCCCAGACTTTAAGGATTATTTTGATGTCACGAAAAACTCCGATTTCTGGAGTGGTAAGGACCTCAATTTTGTTATTCTTGGTAAGCATAGTGGGTTTATGGATGTCCATTATAGATACGAGGTTAATTTGGGCCCCATTAACTTAGTCGGCATGACAAGTCAGACTGAAAGTTATATTATTAAAGACGGGCTTCAACAATATAGATCTGGAGGTGGCGATTACAAATATTATTCAAACATTCGTATGGGATGGCCCGATCTTCATACCCTATACGACATTATGCTTATTTATTACCCAGGAACTACAGCAAGTGGTAATTTTCCAAAATTCCCATCCCCGCCAAACCTCAAGATCAACTTTCCACCTAAACCAACCCTTCGTGAACTTGAATAGGAGTTTATATTATGTCTCTTGACAATGTATCTGCAATCAAGCAAGCTATTGAAAACCTAGAAGAGGAAGACTACCGCGATATTTCTCTCTGGATCAACTCTGACGAGCGTAAGCGCCGTCAATCCATCGCGGCATCCGAAGCGGCTAAGGCCGAAGTCCTCAAGGACATGATTTCCAACGGTGTCATTGAAGGACCGAAGCGCGAAGAACTCCCAACCCTTCTGGAGAAGAAGGAAGACGGTAATCTTCCAGAACTTGAGTCCCTTGCAGCTTGGGTTAACCCTGGCAAGGACTACCTCAAGATGTATATTCCAGGCTCGGTTGTTCAGCACAATGGTCGTGTTTACAACAGCACCTTCGCAGGAATGAATCGCAAGGAACCAGGAGCCGCTGGCGTTTATATTGATGTCTGGGAAGATGTCACGGATCGTCTTTACCCGCCTCAGGCTGATCTTGAGGCAGAGGATTACAAGGACAAGACCTTTGTGCAGCCTCGTAACATCGAGATGGCGTACCAAATCGACGACGAAGTTATTTTTAACGGCACTCGTTACCGCTCCGTCATTAGGGACAACATGTACTCCCCCGAAACATACCCTGAAGGCTGGGAGCGCGTATAACCCATGCCATCGTTCTCATTCGAGTCGGTGGGTAACTTTGAAAAGACCGATCGTTTTCTCAAGAGAATGTCTCGGGATGAAATTTTCAAAGCGTTAGATAGCTATGGCGCAAAAGGCGTGTCCGCCCTTGTAGCAGCTACACCTAAAGACTCGGGTGAGACTGCTATGGGGTGGTCTTACGAAATTGAGCGTCGTGGACGTTCTTACGTTATCCACTGGATTAACCATCATGTCAACCAAGGCGTAAACATCGCCGCAATCATCCAACTTGGACACGGTACTCGCAACGGTGGCTACGTCCAAGGTATCGATTATATTAATCCGGCTCTTCGACCGGTTTTCGAAGAAATCGCAAACGATGTGTGGAGAGAGGTGACAAGGTAAATGGCAACAATTGACGAGCGCGTTGTTAAGATGCGTTTTGACAACGCTGGATTCAAGAGTGGTATTTCTGATACTATCTCTCTGCTCGATCGTTTTAAAAACAAACTGAATCTTAAAGGCGCGTCCCAAGGCATTGATGATGTTCAGTCCTCGGTAAACCGGTTTAACTTGAATCCACTTACCGCAGGTGTCAGTGCGGCTCAGAACAGTTTTAACGTTCTTCGAACCGTAGCCTTTGGTGCATTTATGTCTATCGGTGCAAAAGCTGCCGAGACAGGCACCCAGCTTGCTCATTCTTTGACTTTGAAACCAATTATTGAAGGTTTTCAAGAGTATGAGCTGAAGATGGGATCGATCCAGACGATCTTGGCAAACACCCAAGCCAAGGGCACTGGTCTAGAAGACGTCAAGGCAAGTCTTGCTGAGCTGAATACTTACGCCGATAAGACGATTTACAACTTCGGCGACATGACCCGTAATATTGGTCTGTTTACTAACGCAGGTCTGGGTCTTGAGGAATCCACTTCGATGATTAAGGGTTTCTCTAACGCCGCTGCTGCCTCGGGTACGAACGCAACGGCTGCCGCTGGTGCTGCGTACCAGCTTTCTCAGGGCTTGTCTTCGGGATATTTGACTGCAATGGACTGGATGTCTCTTACCAACGCTGGTATGGGCAACAAGAACATGCAGACAGATCTTATTGCTATTGCAGATGCAATGGGTACGTTTGAAAACGGCTCTTCTTCGGCTGAGGAAGCAACTAAGGACTTCAAGAACACGCTTGCCGATGGTCAATGGCTGACAAAAGACGTCATGTCGACATATTTGCAGGCCATGGCTGGCGATCTGGACGAAGCTGCTCTTAAGGCAAAGGGTCTTAGCGATGAGACCATCAAGAGTATCATGCAAAACGCCAAAACCGGCGAAGAAGCAGCAACCAAGGTTCGAACTCTCACCCAGTTGATGGATACTCTCCAGGAGGAGATTGGTTCTGGATGGGCCGAGACGTGGGAACTTGTATTTGGTGACTTCGAGGAAGCTACTGATCTCTTCAGTGGTATTCACGACGCTATTGCTCCTGCGGTAGATGCTACAAGCAAATTCCGCAACGATATCCTGCGGACGTTCGCGGATATTGGTGGACGTAAGGCACTCTTCGATGGTATTGGAGAATCCTTCCGCTTCCTTGGGGAATTGCTGAAGCCTGTTGGTCAAGCGTTCAAAGAAGTGTTCGGACGAGGTCGAGACGCTGCTGATTTTGCTCAACAGCTGAAGCATCTCTCTGTAACTTTCCGAGATTTCGCTAAGAGTCTTAGCGTCTCAAGCGAGATGGCCGATAAGATCAAGCGAACCTTCAAAGGCTTATTCGCAGTGTTCTCCATCGCAGGGCAGATCATCGGCGCAGTGGTCAAGGCTATATTTGGCTTGGTTGGAGCTACTGCTGGTGCCTCGGGTGGATTCCTGAGTGTTACGGCGGCTATTGGCGACTTCCTTGTCAAGGTCGATAACAGTCTTCGGTCTAGTGGCATCCTCAATTCCATCCTCAAGGGTCTTGGTGCCATCCTCAAGGGCGTCGCTACTGGGTTTGGTGCAGTTGGTCGAGCCATGATCAACTTTATCACCGGTGGCGAAGAGAGCGCTAACGTCTTTACACGTCTGAAGGACGCAGCAGGCGAAGCACTCGGGTTCCTCTCCGGGTTTGGCGAGAAGATTAGCGACGCGCTTCAAAATGGAAGTGAACGGCTAGGCGAATTCCCCTGGGGTAAGATATTTGGTGTCGGCACTGGTGTCGCAGGAGCTGGCGGACTTGTTGGAATCTTTATTTCCATCCGAAAGATCATCAAGAATGGTCTGGACGTCAATCTCTTCAGCAGTGTCTTTGATTCCCTTAAGGATACGCTCGGTGCAGCCAAGGAGACCTTCGAGGGCGTAAGTGACGTCTTTGATTCTGTCACCGATTCTCTGAAGGCCATGCAACAAGACCTGAAGGCGGATATTCTGCTGAAGATTGCTGCGGCTGTAGGTATCTTGGCCCTCGCCTTGATTGCTTTGGCTGGCGTTCCGGCAGGAGACCTTGCGAAGGCTGCGGGTGCCATTGCAATTCTGACGGCTGAACTTGTCGGAGCAATGAAGCTCTTGACAATGATCAACCCGAAGAACATTATGATGGTCCAGTCCCTGGCTACGGCAATGGTGGCTGTGGCTACGGCAGTTCTTATTTTGTCGAGTGCTGTTAAGCGACTTTCCGAATTGAGCTGGGGCGAACTAGCAAAGGGTCTTGCTGGTGTTGCAGGATCTATGGCTATCTTGGCTGGTGGTCTACGACTCATGCCCGACCAAGGTGGTATGGTTCGTATGGGTGCTGGACTTATTCTCGTGGCCACGGCTTTGAACATCATGTCTTCGGCAGTTAAGTCTATGTCCGACATGAGTTGGGGCGAGATGGCCCAGGGTCTGGTTGGTGTCGCTGGTTCCATGGCTATATTGGCTGGCGGGCTCCAGTTGATGCCGAAGGAACAGATGATGTCTACCGGCGCAGGCCTTATTCTGGTCGGTGCTGGACTGAAGGTCGTAGCTTCGGCAATCCAAACCTTCGGGTCCATGGATATTGTCACCCTGGGCAAGGGCATCCTGGGTGTTGGTGGCGCATTAGTTGTCTTGGGTGGCGCTCTGCGTCTTATTCCAAACAACATGATGGCTACTGGCGCTGGGCTGGTTGTCGTTGGCGCTGGGCTTCAGGTTATTTCTGGCGCTATCGTCAAGCTTGGTGCCCTGGACGCTATGAGCCTGGTTAAGGGTCTTGCTGGAATCGGTGGTTCGCTGGTTATTATCGCCGGTGCAATGCAAATTATGCCGAAGAACTTGCCAGTGACCGCCGCAGGGCTTCTCATGGTCTCGGCTGCTTTGACTGCGATTAGTCAAGCTGTTATTTCCATGAGCGGTATGAGCTGGGAGGAGATCGCTAAGGGTCTTGTGGCTCTGGGCGGTTCCCTTGCAATCCTGGCAGCAGGACTTTATGCAATGAGTGGCGCCTTAGCTGGTGCAGCGGCGTTGACTGTTGCTTCGGTCGGTATATCTATGCTTGCTGGTGCTGTGATGCAGCTCAGTACGCTGGACCTCGGCGGCATATTTACTGCGCTGGGCGCTCTTGGAGGCGCTATTACAGTTGTGGCCGTGGCTGCACTTGCATTGGCACCTGCGATCCCGGCCATGCTTGGTCTGGGTGCAGCGTTGATTCTTATTGCAGGAAGTGTCATGGCCGCTGGTACGGGCATGGCGTTATTTGCAAGCTCTCTGAGCATTCTTGCTGGACCCGCGTCGGCAGGTGTGCAAGTCCTGCAGCAGATGTTCGAGCTTATTCCAGAACTGCTGACGTCTCTGGCTGAGGGCATTACTCAGTTTATTACGACGCTGGCTGCCAACAGCGAGCAGATCATCGGTGCAGTGACGACGCTTATTTCTACACTTCTTACCAACCTGCTGAATGTTATTATCACAGTAGCACCTCAGATTGGTCAGGCGTTCACGGCGATTGTCACGGCATTTTTGCAGACAATCATTACGCTGACGCCGATGATTGTGCAAGCAGTGGTCAACCTTGTTGTCAACATGCTCCAAGGTATTCAGACGATTGCTCCGCAGTTTGCAGCAACATTTGTCACGATCATGATGTCTATATTAGGCGCGATCAACCAAGTTGCTCCGGCTGTGATCAATACGATGATGAACCTTATATTCTCCTTGGTCAATGCCATTGTGGCTGCCGTACCAAGGTTTGTAGTGGCTGCAATTCAGCTCATCACAGGGTTGATCAACGGTATTGCTTCTCAGATTGGCGCGGTTATTCAGTCCGCAGTGAATTTGGTTCTGAGCTTTGCTGAGGGTATTGCTTCCCAAATTCCTGTGGTTGTTAACCGTGGTTTCCAGATGGCCATCGAGCTTATTCACGGTGTAGCAAACGCTATCCGTAGTAACTCGGGAGAGGTTGGCGCCGCTGGTGCAGATCTTGGTATGGCGATCATCGAGGGTATTGCCAACGCTATTCGAAATGGTGTCTCGACGGTTATTAATGCCGCAGCCGAGATGGCTGGCAATGCTCTACAGGCCGCTAAGAACAAACTTGGTATCCACTCACCTTCTCGTGAGTTCTATAAGGTTGGTGACTACTCTGTACAGGGTCTCTCCAAGGGTATCAAGGAAAACAGCGGTAAAGCTGAGAAGTCTGCTAAGACAATGTCCGGACGAGTTCTGGATGCCGCTGCCGAAGGCCTCAAGGGTCTTGGTGATATTGCATCTGACAGTGCTCCGACCGTTGCAGACGAGTTTGGCAAGATGGCCGACAGCGTAGTTTCGGATACCGAGCGTATTAAGACTGCTACGGACGAGTTTAAGGGTGCTATATCTGCGGACAACATGGGTGGAACCTCTGTCGCAATGGCTCCTACGGAAAAGCGAGGACGTTTCAGTCTACATCAGGTTCTTGACACGATGAACGCCGTGACAGGAACCGTCAGCGAGGGCTTGAAGCTTTATGATCAAGTTGCCGACGCGTTCGGCCTGACAAAGCTTGATGGAACTCAGGGCGGACAAAGCAACAACCCGGCTGATATTAATTACGACGCCGCTAACCCAACTATCAATGCTGACGGCACTGTCCGACAGGCCGAAGGCGTGGGCGAGAATATTACCAAGGGTGTGGATCGAGGCGCTAAGCGAGGGTGGCCTGCTGTGGTTGAAAACTTCCAGCGTGGCGCACAAGACTTGCTTAACCGATTCAAGAAGTTCTTTGGTATTCACTCACCATCCCGTGTGATGATGGAGATGGGTAGTTATATTGTCGAGGGCCTTAAGGACGGTATTGTGAACGACGAGCATTCCTTGCGTTCCTCTGCTGATTCCATGTCCAAGACTATATTTGACACCTTCGACGACATTGATGATCGGATTGCACAGTCTCCATTTGCAAATTCGCCAGTATCGAGTTTCTTCGACAACCTGTCTGACAAGGCTAAGTTCTTTGCGGGCCAAGCACCTGATGCTATATCTGCGGTGGAAGGCAGCTTCAATGGTAAGGACGCCAACTGGGGCCCAGCCTTCTTCGGTATGGAAAGTATATTTGGTGTAACTCAGGATCAGGCTAAGAACACTGTCGCTGGGTTTGGCAATGCGTATCGCGAGGCGCTTAAGAACGAAGACGTCTTCAAGGACATCAAGGCCGACATCGACTATATTTCCAACCCGGTCATCAAGCCGGTTATGGACTTGAGTCAGGTCAAGGACTTGAACGAAGTCTTTGGTGCGGCGTCTAATGTTCGTTCGGGCGCTCTTGCAACACTCAGCCGGTTCAACAAGACCAAGGCTTCGCTCAGCGAGTCTATGGCTAGTGCAGCTCAGCCGATCATCCGATTCACCCAGAACAACCACTCGCCTAAGGCTCTGTCTCTGGATGATATTTACCGTAAGACTAACAACCAGCTTAACTTCTTTAAGTTGCGAGGAGGTGGGTTTAACCCATGATTGGTTTAAAGCAGATTAAGCTCAACACCATGACGAATGAGAATACCTTCAACTACAAGTCTCCTTCCAAGCGAGACGAGTATATTCTCAAAGGAACTACGGGTCTAACAAGCCCTAGCGTTACGGTTAACTTGCAGAAGACGCTTCTCTCTGGTTCATTCCACACGGGAAGTCGTGCTGACGAGCGAGAAGTAACGCTAGAGTTTATTCTCAACCCGGATCGATCCAAGGGACATACGGTAGAATACCTCCGCGACGAGATCTATCAGCATATTCTTGCGGGACAGAACCCCAACGAGTCGACTACGTTGACTTTGGTGGGGTCGGTCGATGTTGCAAGCGTTGAATGCTATATTTCGAACGTCGAGGCGGATCTTTACACCAAGGAACCGGTTATGCAGCTGACTCTGCAATGTGCTTCGCCATATTTTGAGTCAGTGAACATCAAAGAGTTCACCGCAGAGACCAAAGAGTCCGGGGAATTCATGAAGTTCGACATATTCAACCCTGGCGCCCCTGTGGGGTTTGTCCTGAACACTGTGACTGCAAACACGGTTAATTATTTTGGTGTTGTGTCAGAAACCACCGGGCAGAGAGTCCAGGTGTCTGAGGTCGATCGTATTTCGCCAACTCCGTCGAAAACTGGATTCACTTTCGACAGTACTGAGAAAGGGCGGGATATTCGTCAAAACTATACCACGTCTAGCTCATATTACCGACATGTCTTTGACAAAGTCCTGATGGAGCAACACGCTTGGGTATATTTGGCGCCGGGTAAGAACGTGATTCGAGCAGGATCCAAAGTGTCTGGTGAGAACGCGGTCTTACGTTACCGACCAAGGTATTGGGGTGTTTAGATGGATATTTACAAGCTTTCATCTACCACCCTCTTACCAGAAGAGCTGGTTCGGAACCTCGAGTCGATTCACTGGGTGGATAGTTTCTCTGACGCTGGAGAGTTCACCATCCAAACGCCTGACATTAAAACGGTCATGAAGCAGATTCCGCCCGGAACATTTTTGGGTAACAATCTGGATAACTCCATGATGATCGTGGACAAATTTTCGATTCGTACGGACGAAAAGGGCGTCCCGAAGCTAACTATCAAGGGGCGAACCGCGGAAACATTTTTGGAGAACCGATTCCTCGTCGATAGTATCCAAAACGGTGTCGATGACGACAGTCTAACGTTTTATAACAAATACCCCGGAGAGCTGATTGTGTCTTTGGTTACACAAGGGCGCATCGACGCCTCAGAGTGGGGGTTTGGTTATACGGTGGCTTTTCCGTTCCGCTTTATGAATGATATTAAGCATGGACCCGTCATCGATGCGTACAACGTTCCTCGTGGCTCAGTCTATGCTGCGGCGCATGACCTTGCGATGTCTTATGGTGTTGCATTCCATCTTCGACGTCCTTACAAGTTGGATGACAGCCCGGCTTTGCTGGATTCGCGTCCAGGACGTGTTAGGACGAACAATGCCAACCCGATGTTCGCATATTTTCGGGGTGACATTACGAATGAGCAATACGACTGGGACATCACGCAGTACGCCAACAACGTTTACGCCTTCAGCAAGCTCGCGGCAAAAGGATACGGAGAAACTCGGTATCGCGGAGACTACGTACATCGAATGAAGATGATCGATATTCCCGATACGGAGCCGAAGGACATGATCAAGGCCAATGAGATTGAGATTTATGATCTTCCGATTCCGATTCTGCGGGATATTCTCAGCGCTGTCAAGACGGTGCATGAGAAGGTCAATGATCTCCAGGTCCTCAAATACCAGTACAAGATTTCGCAACAGCGAGCGAATCAATATTACAATCTAGCGCAAGAAACAAAGCGCTATACGTTCGAAGTGAGTCCGAACTCCAAAGCAAAGTATCAGAAGGACTATGATCTTGGTGATATTGTCACAGTTCGTTCTTCTTGGGACGACAACGTTGACATGCGAGTGGATTCTTATGTCCGATCCTTCGACGAGTCGGGATACATCGAGTACCCTGAATTGGTAGAATACAATCCACTTAAGGATCTAGTAGAAAGAAGTTAAATGGCTAAACGAATTGTATTTTTAAGTTTCATGGGGTTAGTTTACTTAGCTTTCCTCGTGATTTCCGACTTTGTCAATGGCGACGAGCTCTACCAGACGCTATGGCTTGGTCCTGTGGTTCTCATTCTTGCAATCATTTTCGTGCAAGCATGCTTTGATAACAAGCAAGAGAACGCAGGAACCGTCAAGATCCGTAAGAAGGAAACAGGCGAGCGCGATATTAAGTTAGAGCTCGACCTTACACCTGAGGAACTCGAGCAAGAGTCTTTGATTTATTTTCGCATCGATGTCAAGTGACGCAAGGAATACATGTTCTATAATGAACCTGTAGTCAAGTCGAAAGGACACGAAGTGTTTAACAAGAACAATTCAAAGACGGACGAACGTCTTGAGGCAGCCATTGAAACTATTTTCATTGAGATGGCTGAGTACGAATCCGATTCAGATGAATACCTGGAACTGTTGGATCGACTTCAGAGGCTGTATGCTATTCGCCAGAATGAAAACAAACCGCGAAAGTCTATATCCCCTGATACCGCTCTGACGGTTGCAGGCAATCTGGCCGGAATCGCGCTCATCGTCAACTATGAGAAGTTGAACGTGGTTACCTCCAAGGCCATGAATCTGTTGCTGAAAGTGAAGTAGAATCTTCGCTCCGATCAACAACGAAGGAACTAAAAAGTATAGGACTGTCCCCGCATCGGGGGCATCTCCTATATTTTTTCGGATGGTTGAGAAAGGCTGGACTTGTAAGGACGCATAAAATACATGTCATATAATGAAGGAATCCATCAACTGAAAGGAACTCATCATGGATCCGTTTGAAGTAAACAAGAATTTCGAAACCGTCACCGCGTCTCTCGCGAAGAACGGCGAGTACAAGCTCGTGAACAAAATGATTCGCTTCCGTAAGAAGATTGAGCGTTTCAACAAGGTCAAAGCTTTTGTCGCCCGCACTCAAAAGAAGCTCGAGGACGAATGCGATATTCTGTACTTTGAAGCGATGTCCGCGTACCAATTCCACAAGCAAAAAGATTCTTAACCTAAATATAGGGCCTACACAGGTCCTATATTTTTTGGTTTAGTCGTCACAGTGACGTTAATGGGGGTACCTAGAGTATAGGCCAAAAACGTCGAAAAGTGGCGAAATCCGCAAAAAATACACTTTGTATAGTGAGAGGAAGAAACCGAACTCCGGTTTTGAGTAATCGATGCAAAAGATTACGCCCTCTATATTTTTCTGCCGAGAAGAAAGGACAAGAACAATGGCAGATCTCAAGAAGAACCTCGATCAGTGGCTCAAGAACGCCAAGATGTATCTCCGAGGTTTCCGAGCAAGCTTCGATATTTTCGGAAAGCACGTACTACTGTTCGTAGCACTCCGAGTCGCGTTTGCTCTATTTTTTCGAGCAGGCAGCAAGAAGAAGTAATGTGTAAGAACGCCACCTCAATCAGACAAAAGGATAAGGACCATGGCATTGTCAGGAAACTTCAAGAAGTTCTGGGCTGCGCACGGAACCAAGGTAATGACAACCGGGGCGATCGCAGGCCTCGCGACCACTACATATTTTACCGCTGACGCAACACTCAAGGCGTCTGAGCTCATCGCGGAGAAAGAGAATGAGCTTGCATGGGATACGATCGAGACGAAGGATCCTCGAACTGAGTTGGATACTCAAGAGAAGTTCGATCTCGTCTGGCGCCTGTATATTCCAGCAGGTGTATCGTTCGTAGCCACGTTGGGATGTATTTTGACGCTGCATCGTACTGGTGTACAGCAGACTGCGGCTGCTACTGCAATGTACACGATGACTGAGCACGCATATTCTAACTACCGCAAGAAGGTAGCTGAGACCATTGGCGAAAAGAAGGAAGAAGCTGTTCGTGATGACATTGCAGCTGATGTTGTAGCGAATACTCCTGTGCCAGAGCCCGGTGGAGTGATCAACACGGGTCAAGGCATGGTTCTGTGTATGGATGCCGTGTCAGGACGTTATTTTTACAGTAGCGTAGATGCGATCCGCCGCGCAGAGAACGACATTAATCGTCGACTCATCCAGGAGATGGCGATTAGTCTGAGCGAGTTCTATGACTTGCTTGGATTGGACAACACTAGCATCTCGGACGACATCGGATGGTGTTCGGACGACATGCTGGATGTTCATATTTCCTCTACACTCACCAATGACGACAAGCCTTGTGTCTACATTGACTATGATGCAAAGCCGATGGTCGTTATTTCCCGTACCTACTAGAAAGGACTTCTTATGAAGAAGCCACCACTGTTCACCAACCGCGAGATTGCTACGGCAGCGGGATTTGTACTCTCGTTTGTCGCGGCAAAGCTATTTTTTCCAGATGAGTACTACGAAGTGATCGAAAACGACGATCAACCAGAGTACCATCAGGAACCTGAGGCAGAAGAACCTGATGAGGAGCCACAGGAAGAAGCCAAGCCGAAGTCCAAGACCAAGTAACCCATTCGAAAGGATATTTTCTACCATGATCAAGCAGACTGTTGCTTACACCAACCTCGACGGCCAGCCAGCAACCGAGGACCTATATTTCAACCTGAACAAGGCCGAGCTCATCGACTTGGAGTTGGAGCAGGACCGTTCGATGTCCGACATGCTCAAGGAGATCGGAGAGGATCCGACGGCTAAGGACGTTCTGTGGATGCTCAAGACTTTCGTACATCGTTCGTACGGCAAGCGCTCCGAGGACGGTCGTAAGTTTGTCAAGAACAAGGAGGTCCTTGAGGACTTCATCGACTCCGAGCCATATTCTGAGTTTCTGTGGGGTCTGATTAACGACCCGCAGCGGGCAATGGAGTTCATCACCGGTCTCATGCCTGCCGATATTATGGAACAGGCTAAGAAGACCAACCCGCAGCAGTACAAGGCGTATGAGAAGGCCATGAAGGATCTGCATATTCAGCAGGAGACTGATGGCAAGCCTGTCTCTGAGGACAACCTACACCCGGAACCGGTTTTGGACACGGCTAAGCCCGAGCTTGAGGACGAAAAGAAGTCCGAAGACAACGGTGAAACCGAGTCTCTCGAAGGTTTGTCGCGTGAAGAGCTCATTGCAAAGCTCAACGGAAACGCATAAAATACACACCTTATAATGAGGGAAATGTTCACCACAACCGAAAGGAACCCCTGACATGAAGGTCAACACTAACATCAAGATCAAGCCGCGTAACATTGTAAAGATGGCAACGCGAGTAGTGAGCGGTGGAACTGCAAGCTATGTGACTAAGCGTGTTGTCGACAAAGTCTTCGCCGAAGAAGAACTCACCCAGTCTGAACAGGTGCGAGTAAACATCGGCGTAGGCAGCGTTGGCATCGCGGTTGGTAACATCGTAGGCAAGGAAACCGACGAGCTAGTCGACGTTGTATTCGATACAGCTGAACACGCCCGCAAGATCAAGGTGGATGTCGAAGAACCAGAAGTCATCGACCACGAGGACTAAAAGTAAACCAACCCCAACCCAAAAGTATAGGGCCCATTACACGGGCTCTATATTTTTTGGCCAATCAAAGGAGCAACATGACGATGCCTGATTTTCCGTCTAATGATATTTCTCAAGACGGCAAAAAGACAAGGCCTTCTGCGCAAGACAAGAACGTCAAGCGCGTAACTAAGAGTCGAGTCATTCGAAAGAAGCGTCAGGAAAACCCTTTCGCAAGTAGTTTGGCCGAATCCCTTGGATCTGTTGTCACGGATGTTATTGTGCCTCGTGCACTTGATGTTTTTGTTGACGCATCGACCCAAACCATTGAGAATCTGGCGTATGGTACCAACAACAAGAAGCCGCGCCGGACTCGTAGTGGCGGAGGAAGCTATATTTCCTACAACCGCTACTCCTCGCCCTCCACTGCACGTCGAAGCGAGCCTGCACCTCGCCAAAGGGACGAAGATCGCCATATTAATCGTAAGCGCGATCGTCACGACTTTGATGATATTATTCTCGAGTCTCGTGCCGAAGCTAATGATGTGCTTGACAGCCTGTATGAGCTTGTAAGTTCGTACGGCTACGCAACCGTAGCAGATCTGTATGAACTTGTCGGCATCAAGGCCACGTACACCGACGAGAACTGGGGCTGGACTGAACTCCACTCCACCGCTGTCCGAAAAGTACGCCGAGGATTCATCATTGATATTCCTCGTCCCGAATTCCTCGACTAGATCACCATATTTGAAAGGAACTGATCATGAAGATCAACATTTCTAAGGCCATGAACAAGATGGTCACCAAGCTCCCAGCCAATGTAACCCGCCCAGCTGGTAAGGCCGCTGCAAAGGTTCAGAAGCATTCTCCGGCCATTCTGTTTGCTACCGGTGTAGCAGGCTTTGGCGCAACCGTATATTTGTCCAGCCGTGCCACCCTCAAGGCACAGGACGTTGTTGCTGAGCACAACAAGAACAACGAAGACATCGAGTCTGTCTACCGTGACAAGAAGCTCTCTGAGGAGAAGGGCTACACCGAGGAAGACTACAAGCGTGACAAGCGCGTAAACATGGCTAAGACCATCCGTGCGTTTGCAAAGCTATATTCTCCGGCGATTGTCGCAGGTGCAGTTACCCTGGGTTCGTTCACTGGCGCTCAGGTTATTCTGAACAACCGTAACGCAGCTCTGGTTGCAGCATACGCAACCCTGGACAAGGCGTTTGAGAACTACCGCAATCGTGTGATTGAGGAGTTTGGTGAAGAGAAGGACCAGGACTTCCGCTACAACATTGTAAAGCAGGAGACCAAGGCTTCTGACGGTAAGAAGAAGACCACTAAGACTGTGGATGGTCACCGTGCGCCGTCTCAGTACGCTCGATTCTTTGATGAAGGCAATCCGAACTGGCAGTCGGACGCCTCGATCAACCGCATGTTCCTGTCTAACATTCAGAACCACATGAACGACGTGCTGATCCACCGCGGTCACGTATTTTTGAATGAAGTGTACGACGCCCTGGGCATCGAGCGCACTCCAGAAGGTTCTGTAGTTGGCTGGGTCCTTGGCGATCGCGGAGATGACTTCATCGACTTCGGTATTTTCGGTAACGACTGGGACATCGCAAAGCGCATGTTCGTCAATGGCGACGAGCGTTCTGTTCTGATGGACTTCAATGTCAACGGCGTCATCTGGGATCGGATCTAAATGAACAAGCCGGTTATTTTTCTAGCCGGTCTTGCACTTGCAGGCGCTGGAGCTGCTGGTGGTTATTTTTATGCCAAGAAGCAGCTTCATGACGAGTACGAACAGCGTCTGAACGACGAGACCGAAAAGCTCAGGGAGAAATACTACAAGATCGGCGTTGATCGTGAAGACGACGTCAAGGCACGTTTGGTAGAGCTTCAAGAGACCAAGGAGTATCTTGAGGACATGATTACCTTTGTAAAGAAGCGTCACAACATTGGCGATATTTACGAAGATATGTCTATCTTCCGTGCAAACAACGAAGAACCAGAGGACGCTGACGTAGACGAGTATATTCCTTACGAGAAGATTGCTAAGGAAGAAGCTTGTCAGGACGGCGAGAAGCCTAAGGATCCGCGGAAGCGTTCTCCGGAAGAAGAGAAGCTCGATGAGGAACGAGAGGAGGTTGAAGAGGAAGTGGATGATATTATTGCGAACCTGCCTGATGATGAAGAGCAGGATGAACCATATTTCATCACGGAACAGATGTTCTTCGACAATGTGTATGACAACGATCAAACCTCAGTGTCATATTTCCCAGTAGACAACCTTGTGGTTGATGATCACGATTCTATTCTGGACAACACCGACTTCTTGTTTGGTGATCTGCTAGATAGTCTCGATCGAGATCACGAGGACGTGTACTATATTCGTAACAACGGACGGAAGCTTGACATTGAAGTTGTCATTGTCAAGTCGTCTTTCGAGGAAGTTGTAGGTGGTTTCTAAATGAATCCGCGTCTCGATGGGATGTACCTGAGTTGGCTGTACTCCCAGATTGAGCGCGAAGATGACCATATTTTCTCCTCTTTGATTGAACATATGTTCCGCACCAAGTTCGATTGGTTCATTGAGAACGATGACAACCGAGCTAAGGACGGAATTCAGCTTCGGCGCCGGTTTGCTTTCGAAGTGGACCGAGCCGATCCGGAGTTGGAGTGGTTTGAGTACGAGTGTTCATTTTTGGAGATGGCAATTGCCTTAGCTAAGCGACTGTCTTTCCAAGTAGATGAGGACTTGCCGAACTCTTTCTGGCATATTATGCGGAACATCGGTATCGACAATAGTTTTGATGATCAGAACATTGATCACGACGTTGTCGAGAACATTCTCAACCGTGTCATTTGGCGCCACTACGATCGTAATGGCGAAGGCGGGTTCTTCCCCCGTCATTTTCCACGAGAGGATCAGCGACAAGTTGAACTTCTCTACCAAATGTACGGTTACGTAAGAGAAAACCAATTCTAGACAAGAGGA